GAAATATCGTCCGTCCCTGCGTCTTCGGCGTTCCATGCACGTTGCGGCTTGAAATGATCGACTTGCATATCCTTGATTTCGATAGCCCGTCCACAATAGGCACAGTGGCCGTCATACTTCGCATAGACCGCTTCCCGCTTTTTCTTACTGAAACTCATACTCCGTCCACTCCTTCAAAATACCGTGTCCGTTCTTCCTGCGTAGGCCAGTCTGGGTCGAAGCCACGCTTGCGGCGGTTCCGTTTCCATCCACTGTAAATCTTCGCATCGCGCCCGTCGATGCTGTACCCAACGCCGCGTTCTGCCCGGTTGTGAACCAGAAGTGGTCGCGGATAATTCGGATTTCGTGCCCTCAGAACCTCGTACTCGCCGACAGGTTCTTCGAGTTTCCAGCCACTTTGCTTCAAGTATGCTCTGAGGTCGGACAGCATCCCGTGTTTGACCGTCAATCTGTTCTTCATCTGCTACTCCATTTCCTTCAAAGCCCGCTCGGCTTCAGCGCGGGTCAAAAATACGGTTTTACCGATGTCATCACGATATTCCGGCGTAAACCATGTGTCTGCAATTTCCAGATCCGGTTCGTCCGGGTAATCAGCGATTTCGTAGCGGATTCGATAGACTTTTGTACCCAGCTTGCACGGCAGAATCAGGACGCGCCCGTCTCTGTCGGCCTCGGCAAGCTCGCGGAGGCGGTCAATCGGCAAACCATCGAATTCCGTGACCTCCGAAATTGCCTTGCCCATCATGGACAGTTTGAGTGCCTCTACGCTTTCCGGGTACATTCCCGTGTCCTCGTAGGCTTTCAGCCGTCCGTACAGATCGCGGGCCATCTTGCGGAAAATATCCTTGCCAAAGCCGTTGCTCGTCGGGCCGTTGATCAGCACGTTGAGCGTGTTGTCCCGGCTCTGCTTCCAGTCGATTTCCTTGCCGCCGATCGCGGCGTGCAGAAATCGGTCGGTATCCGGGTCTACGTTGATATTAGGCCTTGTCAATCTTTCCATAGTTCTTCCTCCACATACCGCCAGCTCTGCGGCGGGCGGGTGACCGGCTTGGGTTTTGCCTTGAGCGCTACCTCTACCTCATTTGGCACAGCGTAAAATTCCCGCAGTTCGCGCGGGGTGTCGTAAATCTTGAGATTGGAGATGTGCCAGCCGAAGCCTGTGGCAGCTCCGAGATACTGGTGCAGCTCCGCAGGCTCTAGGCAGGTTGGCCGCGCAGCATCCGACGGGATCCTTCCCGCGCCGTTAATGTTGATGATCTCATCGCACAGAAATTCCCCGATAACCTTTTGCCGCTTATCCCATAAGCCAGTGGTCGGCGCTTTTTCCGTCTTTATGAAAACCGGCTTGCCGTGATACGTTTCTCCATAATTCTCATCGCCGTCTTTCATAATGGTGAGTAGCTTTTCCTCCGGTTTTGTGCAGTAGATATAGCACTTAAACGGCGTATCCATCTTCGGGCGCGTCTTGCGCACCTCGATCGTTTTCTCTCCGCTTATGATCTTCTCGCACCACCTTGGTCTGATGCTGATTAAAACAGCTATCATGCCTTGTCTCCTTTCTCCGGTGCTCCCGGCAGCGGCATCCAGTGAGTAATCAAGTTCTGCGGTGCCTCCCAGTTATTGCACGTCCATCCGTCGCTTGGAAAGTATCTGGCCATATCTACAATCGAGCCGCCCGCGTCCCGAAAAGCAACGAGATATTTGCTGAGACGGTCTATTGGCAGCCTGTCCTCCACGCTGATCCACTGCGGCACCTTCTCCCGCAGCGCCGCGTTCTCGGCGGTCAGGCGCTCGATGAGCCGAGCCGCCGCAATGCTTTTAACCGTCTCGTAGCACTCACAGCCAGTGGCGCTACGCTGTGCCATCGGCTCGCCGCATTGCCTGGAGCACGCCCAATAATGGATGCACTCTTCACAGGCTCTTTCAAGATTTTCTTTAGGTGGCATTATTCCCCTCCGTCGCTTCCGGCAGCGGCATCCACGCGACAACCGGATTCTCGTGCAGCCAAAGTTCATCATTGAACAATGGATACATAACTCCGAGCATGTCCATGTCCGTATCGGATGCATCATAAAAATACCACCATTCTGGGAGCGCAATCCGTTCCCTAATTTCGCCCCGGAATACTTGTCCATCTTTCAAGAGAATAATTACAGCATCTCTTTCATCAGGTAGCCGTTCCGTCACCGGAATCCACCGCTGTTTCTCCCGCAGCGCCGCGTTCTCGGCGGTCAGGCGCTCGATCATGGTGATAGCTTCATCCGCCAGCCGCTCCGTGCAACGCACATACTTCATTTGTGGGCAAAGCCCGCAACCCTTCTCTATATGCGTCGCGCAGATACGCAGTACCTGTATAATTTCCTCGTCTGTCATAGCGCGTTCTCCAATCCTTTCCACTCAAATTTCGGGTGCGATAAGCAGTTTGAGCAAGGGCAAACTCTGTATTGATAACAGTCATCGCAGGTGTTCTCGGTACACCGAGCATCGAAACAATACGAATCATTTTTGCAGATCTCACACAGTTTTCTGGAATTTGCAGCTTCGATCAAAGCATTCCTTTCCTTTTCCAGCCGCTCGATCAGATCTGCGGCACCAATCGTCATGTCGCCCATACAATCCTCGTTGTCGAACAATGGGCATTCCGCACAAGTTTGTACGTCTGTTCTGCGGGAGCATATCCGTAGCGCCTGCACGATTTCCTTGTCTGTCATGGTTTTTCCTCCCTCCCCGGCGTCAGCTTCGCCAGCCGCTCGCGGCTGTACACCATCAGCTTGTCGCCCTGGATTACCATCCGGTCAGCCTCAATATTGGTCAGATCGTTGCAGCAGTCACAGACAAATCTCATGCCGGCGTTCCTCCTTGCTGTGCAGCCTCTGTTATTTCTCCGATTGTCATCTGGTTTCCATCGAAGTTGGCCGCTTCCTGGCTTCCCCTCGCTCCGGCAAGCATTTTCTCTTTCGCTGCCAGATAGAAGCTTTTATCAATTTCAAAGCCGATTGTGCTTCTGCCTGCCTCCGCAGCTGCGCGTAACGTCGAACCGGAGCCGCAGCACGGATCGATCACAAGCTCGCCTGGATCCGTAAAGATCTCGATCAGACGTCGGAGCACCTTCACCGGCTTCTGCGTGGGGTGGATCTTTGGAATGTCCTTCCCGTCCCGCTCCCACTGGAACCAGTCGAACACCATTTTCCCAGTTCCCCGAATGGGCTTCCCGTCCTCTCCGATCTGCCGTCCGTTGTTGAATTTCGGCAGCTTATCCCGGTACAGGACAACCGCGAATTCCGTCGCGCCGACGATCCGCATATTGGCTTTGAGCACCTGCGCAGAATAATTCTTGCAGAAGAAAATCGGATACCAGTTTTTAAAGCCGTACTGCGCGCCGTATTCTGCGACTGTATGTATCTGATCGAACGCGCAAAATACGATCATGGCTGGGGCTTTTCCCTTTTCCTTCGGCTCCGGCTTCAGCAGCCGGGAACAGAAGTGCATATACTCGGCGATCTTGAAATAGCCGTCCGAATTAAAAAAACTCTTTTTTGCGTACTTGCTTTCCCCGTTTGCGTTGTCACCGCCCTTGTACCACATAGGATTCGAGCCATAGGCGTCCGCGCCGATGTTGTACGGGATATCCGCAATCACAAGCTGTGCTTTCGGCACGTTGTACTTCTTGTAGTTCTGAAAATTATCGTGGATGATCTCGCAGCGCAGCGGCTTCCCCTGTGCGCTCATACCAGCGCCCCCGGCCGGGTGTCCGGCTGATATCCTAGCTTTGCCACGCTTGCCGTCTGGTGGTATTCCGGCCGCTTGAAGCTGTAGCCCCAGCGCTTGGCCGCCCAGAAGAGGGCCGCCGTTTCGTCCGCCGCGTGTACCGTCAGCTGACGCCCCGCGTAATTCACCACGAAATAATGCTTGCCGGTATATCCCGGCTGCTCGACGATATCCGCGCGCTTCGCGGGCCGTTCGCCCGGATAGCTGATACTATTTTGCTGCATAGGTCTTGCCCCTCCTGTCCTTATTTGCCGCCCGCTCGATCTGCCGGGCGGCGGCTCTGTCTGGTTCCAGACTGATTTTGTCCTTGTGATTGACGTCGTAAATGTAATTCCGGATGCTCTCATGGAGCGTCCAGCTGCAGCAGCGTGCGCTGCATCCGGCCTCGCGTCCCGGGCAGTCCTTCGCGCACGGCGGCGGGATCTGCCGCAGGCGCGGCGCGTAGATCTGCGCCGTCATAGCGCTTCGTCCTGCACGCACAGGAGCCAGTACGCCAGCTTTTGCAGCCGCGTCTCCTGTTTGAGCAGTTCGTCGGTTGTCTCATGATCGACGCGCGGCATTTCGCACAGGAGCGCCCGATCATTCTTGAGATCGTCCGCGTAGGCGTTCACCGCCTCGATCACGTCCGCCAGCTGGTCAGGGCGGAAGTCGATCGTGATCTTTTGCTCCGTCACAGCCAGATCCCCGTCAAAAACGTCGTCAGCGACACGCCGCCGAGGACGGCGGCGATCTCCGCCGCGTGGGCGCACCCCGCAATGATGCACAGCGCGAACGCCACGCCCGACAGCCAGCAGCACCCAAGCCGCGCCAGCCGCCGCATGGCCTTGCGCGTCTGGTATGCCTCCCGGAGCCGCGCCTGCCGCTCCTCGGTCGATTCCTCCGGCTCATACCCGAGCCGCTCTGCAAGATTGGTTCTCATTCTGCGTCCTCCTTCGTCTCCGGCAGGCGTTCTGCCGATTTCACCAGCGCCAGAATCCGCTTGTATTTCTTCACCTTTTCCCGGTCGCACTTTGCGAGGTGCGCAGCCCGTTCGGTCATTTCCTCGTTCTCAAATTTGGCTGCGGCGAGCGCTTCGGCCTCATTGTGGGTTGCGATCACAAGCAGCTCCAGCGTGCGCTTCAGCTCAAACCAATCGTCTCCGCTGAGAATCAGTTTCCGCATTCCGCTTATCCTCCTTTGCTTCCTGCATCCGCCTGACGAGCCGCGCCAGACGGGCTTTTTGTGTCACGAGCTTCTGCGCGTCCATGTCCATCCCCTTGCGCTTCAGCCCGCCGATGATCTGCGCCGCCTGGCACTCGCAGACCAGCGCCGCCTCGATCAGATCATGCAGCTCCTGCCCGCTCAATGTGAGGGTGTAGGTCTTTTCCTTCCCCATGGGTCAGCCTCCCGCCTCCCGGATCATCAGCCAGCTGCCGTTGACCCAGAATTCAGATACCTCTCCATCCTCAAATACGCTGAGATCTTTCAGGCTTGTCAGCGTCTGCTGTCTCGTCTTCTCCGGAAGATAAAGGCTCCCCGTATAGCCGAGGCTGCTGTTCGGAATTTGCGGCTGTTCGCTTGCGCGCATCAGGTATACCACCCGCACGTCGCACGTCAGGCGGAAAAGGCTCAAAAGCTCCTTGATCTTCATGACTTCACCTCAACGTCCGCCGGGAATTCCGTGTGGTTTTGGCTTTTCTCATGGTGCTTCCTCTGGCGCAAGATTTTCTTTAATCCACTCTTCCAGCTTGCGCGGGAAGACCCAGCAGACCACTTCTTTGTTTGCCACTACGGCGGTTCCGAATGGAAAAGCCCCGGCCAGCAGCGCAGCGCGAAGCGTTGCGGGATTGATTTTCATTCCGGCGGCCCGGAGGCGTTCCACCGCCTCCGCCGCGGTCAGCGTTGCGGTTCTTCCCATGTCTCAGCCCTCCCGTACCGAAACCACGGTTTCCTTCACCGCAAGATCGGCGACCAGGTCGTTGTACGCGGCGCGCGCTGCGGCCTCCGTGGGGTAATACGCGATGACGATGTAGCTCTTTACCAGCGCCCAGCGCACTTCGCAGTCGTAGCTATGGCCGGGCGTGATATCGCCGAGTTCGCATACCTTAGTTCCCATAATGTCGACGAGCACAGTTCTTTTCTCCACGCGGATAAAGTCTCCGCGATCGAACGAGCAGCAGCACATATCATTCGGGTTGTTGATGT